CTTTATCATTTATTTTTTCTATTAAACAATCTTGTTTCCAGCCACAATCCCAATGTATTTTAAACATAGAATCTTTCGCATCAACATAATATAATCTTGCTTTACGATTTAAGCGTTTTTGCAATACTACTTGTAGGCATCCGTGGATAGTTAAATATATTTCTTTAGGATTATCACCAAAAATTTTTTGATAATTAATATTATCTGAAATTTGTTCTTTTTTATAATTTAAAAATCCCATAGTAATAGCTTTTTCAAATTCTTCTTTCCATAAATGAATAATTTCAGAGTTTTTAGGAGCCATTAAAAACCAACTTTCAATAACTGGATATTCTTTATTTGTATTAAGTTGTACAGCATTAAATCCTGACAATTCGCTATTTATTTCAATACTTTTATTATAAATATCATCAAAATTTTTATTTAAAATAATAGTAATATCCATCCATACTCCTCCATATTTTTCTAATAAATATAATCGTATCCAATCAGAATACGCTTGCGGGCCTATATCACTTTGTAATATATCTTCATTTAATATATATTCATTAATATTTTTTGGTGTTATTAGTATATAATTCCATTCATTTAATATTTTTTTATTATTTTCTACAATTAAAGATATATTTTCGGGCAATTCATCTTTATCCCAATAAGACCAAACAACTTTTGGTAATATATAATATGTTTGATATTGTTCTTTAATATTTTTAAAAAGAAATAATATACATATTATTATTAATATTATAATGAAAAATAATATATATTTTTTATTCATCTATTTATTGAAAAGGATATAATGCGATATCACCAGGATCAGAACCGGTCATATTTGTAATTTCTTTTCTAACAACCTTAGGATAGACATTTATATAATAAAATAAATCTCTTTCAGTCGGGACATGAGATGATTCTAGTTGTACTAATGTTCCTGGTGATGTTGCTCCAAAATATTCTTTACTATTCGTAGCATAATAAATTGTTACAATAATAATAATTAATATTATAGCAATAAATAATTTATTATTTTTTTTCATCTATTAATAGTATTTCTTAAAACTTAGCTCCAGGGAATCCCACTAAGTTAGCACCTAATCCAAATCCAGCACCTTGACGAGTTGATACAGCAATAGAAGGAGATACTAAATCAAGAAGAGCAAAAATTACCGCAGCAGATACAGCGAGTACTAATATTTCTTGAACCGGTAAGCTCTTTTTAGGAATAAAGATAGCAATCGCAGCAATCGCAAGACCTTCCACTAAATATTTAATTACACGATTCACAACTTCAGTAGCAACTTCCATTCTATATTGCTTAAAGGTTTTATTTCTCATTAATTTAGTAATGAGTGGAATAGAAGAAAGAGAAGAGCATTTTTTGCGTGCGGATGAGGAAATACCGGGACAGAAGGTTTGTCTTGTAAGTTTTTTAAGTCCTGAAGATGTATTGGAGCGTAAAGATACTTTCTTTTTTAATAATTTTGTTTCATCATTTGAACTCACTATGAAGAATAAGTTACTAGAACAATTCTTAGCAACAACGCTTCAAAATATTAATGACTCATTAGAGAAGAATGCGGTTGAGTTTGAAAAGAATGATCTAAGTGGGTGTGCTGATATTTGTCGTAATTCTAAACTACGTATTGATACTACATTAAATAATTTACAAGAGTTTGTAAATACTAATAAAAGTGCTCTTACAACAAATAATCTTGAAGAGAAATATGGAGATTATATGTATTCTAATAAAAGACGTTTAGAAGATGAATTTTATCAGAAGAATAAGTTTCACACAAGTATTCGTGGATTAAAGATTCGTGGTGTATTTGGAAGTCAAGAAGAGGCTCAATCATATTCAAAACATTTAATTAAGAAAGATCGTATATTCAATATTTATACTGCTGCTGTCGGACAATGGGTTCCTTGGGATCCAAAACCATCTGAAATAAAAAATCAAGAATATGCAGAAGATGAACTAAATGTATTAATGAAGAAATATCAAGAAAATAATGATGATCGTGAGAAGTTTTATGCTGAAAAGAGAACAAAAGCTAAAGAGCATAATATTGATAATATTGTTGGCCCTACTAAATCCATGTTTGATACGGTTGGTGATCTTGCAATTAGTAGAAAACTAAACAAGGAGTAAAAGAATATTTATAGTAAATCTTAATTAAATTTTTATTATATAAAAAAATAATTACGAAAAATATTTACATATATTGATTTGTTACTGGAGGATAAATCTGTTTGCATACATTTTCTTGGCAAAATTGTCCTTCTGGGCAAGTAATACCATAATCACAACGATATGATTGAAATCCCTCATAGTTTGTATAAGCATAATATGAAGCATACGCTATTACTAAAACTAAAACTAAAACAAGTAATAAAGGAGTCTTACGCATTGCCATCTAATAGACTTAAGGAAAAACCGGAAGCATTGTTGGTTTAAGATTTGGAGGATTTGTAGTCTCACAATATCCATTCAAACATTTTGTTCCATTTATACAAGAAGGCATACCAACACCACATTGAATACTATTACTTCCATTTGTAAATGGTTCAATTCTATATACACGATCTAAGATTAATAACATAACACCTATTACTATTAGAATTAATAAATCACTTATAGTAAATAAAGTATTGTTCATCTAACTACATTTTACGAATATTAATTTGAGGCCCCTTTAGTTTTCTAGCAGCATTTGGATCATAGGTATCTTCATTATCTCTATCTTTTTGATAATTTGCGGAATGTTGCCAGAACTCTGGAGCACCAATACGAAAATCTCCATGTTGATTTGCTTTATACCAGAACATAGAATCTTCTAATTTATTACTTTGTGTTGTATTATCAATAACTAAACATTCATAATTTTGAGTACATTGATCCATTACTTGACAGAAAAATTCAAAAGATGGAAATGCTGATCCATAGTTCTCATAAATACGTTTGCGATTTGATGCGTATGGTTCTCGTAGAATAAAAACATAATCAACATTTGTTCGTAATGCTGGTTGAATACCAAGAGGATATTGCATAGTAATTAAAAAAAAGACTTTTAACCAACGGCCGTTCATGAAAAGATATTTAATATTTTTATCATGTGTCCAAGAATCATCATACATACAATCATCAAGAATCATAAATGAACGAGGATCTATACGACTTTGAACTCCAGATTCTTTTTCTTTCATTATTTTCATCATCATAAGTTTCTGACGCTTACAAAAATTTGCTAATATAACCGGGTTATATTCACCATGAATAAAGATAGGAGGAATCATTTTACCAAAAAATCCATTTGATTCTTCTGTTCCAGAAATAACAGTTCCTAATGGCATATCTTGATGATGAAATAGTAAATCTTTTACTAATGTTGATTTACCAGTTCTTCTTCTACCAATAAAAACACATACTGAATCTTGTTGAATTTTTCTCATATCAAATTTTTTTAATGATACATTCATTGCTCCGGCCATTTCTCTTATATTACTTTCAACACAATTATTCTGCGGAATTAAACACATCTTTCATTTTTAATCGCAAAAAAGATGGAAACAATCCGGGGCATACAATTACCAGATCTAAAATATACACAATTCAATATGCCATCAAATTTAAATAATATAAAATATTATTCAAATCTTACAAGTTATATTCCTCCTATGAAAATACTTTTTGGAAAAGAAGATAATTCTATTATTTTTGAAAATAATTATATAATTCGCAATATTGATATATCTAAAAATTGTATGTTAGATATTTTATATAATAATACTGAAAAAAGAATAAAAGCACATATGAAAGTTACGCATATTTATGATCCAATTCATTATTTAAAAAATAATTTAGAAGAAAATATTGAAAAAAAAAATGATCCTTGGAATCAAGCATATATTGAAACTGTAGCAAGTTATATTTTTGGAAAATTAAAAAATGAAAATATTTCTCCACATTTTAATTTATTTTATGGTGCTTTTTCATCAATTGCTGATAAATATACATATAATATAACAGATGAAGTTGAAAGTTATCGTATGTATAGATGGTTCTGGTCAGCATTAGATAATAAACATATGTCAATTGAGATTGAAGGAGATGATGAAAAATCTAAAAAAGAACTTTATGATGAAATTATGATAAAACCAGAATATTGTTTAGAAATTGATAATGATAATACTACTGAAGAATTATCAACAAATGATATGACTGAAGAAAATTATGCTGAAAGTTTAGTATCAGCAAGTATTAAAACGAATGATGATGATGAAAAAGAAGAAGATGATGAAGATGAAGAAGAATATAAAGTTCATATTAACTTAAAAAAATTTCCAGTCATGATGATTTTTACAGAAAAAAATATTTCTACTATGGATGATTTATTAGATAATTTTGATGAAGTTGGATGCAAACCAAATACTAAAGAATGGGAGGAAAAATGGACAGCCTGGATATTTCAAATAATATCTGCTTTATGCGTAGTTCAAACTTTATTTAGTTTTACTCATAATGATTTACATACAAATAATATTGTTTGGGTAAATACTGAAATAAAATATTTATATTATAGTACAAATGATAATAAATTATTTCGTGTCCCAACATACGGAAAAATATTTAAAATTATTGATTTTGGAAGAGCAATATTTTCAATAAATGAACATGTTTTTATAAGTGATGATTTTAAAGATGGAAATGATGCCGCAACCCAGTATAATTTTCCTTTATTGAATAATGAAATAGATAGTGATATAGAAAAAGTATATCCAAATCCATCATTTGATTTAACAAGATTAGCAATTAGTTTATTTGAATCTATTTTTCCTGAAAATCCTCCTGAAAATGATGATGGAATATTATTAAGTAATGAACCAGATAGAGTTGTAAAAGAAACAATATCTGACTTATATAATATATTATGGTCTTGGTTAATTGATATAAATGGAAATAATATTTTATTTGATGAGAATAATGATGAAAAATTTCCAGACTTTGGATTGTATGTTCATATAGCATCAAGTTGTAAAAATAGTATTCCAAAAGAGCAAATATATAAAAAACCTTTTATAAAGTTTCTTATAAATTCTACTTTACTTCCAAAAAAAAGTATAGTCTATAAATTATTTGTTTAGAATTTTGGTATTCCAATTTCTATATCAAGACTATCAGCATCAACAGCCGGAATTGATGAAAGTATATTAAATGATATTATACTTGATATATATGTAAGTATTTGTTCTGATGATTCTGGAAGAAGTTGCATTATTAAAACAAATAAGATTGAACCAATTATAAAATCACGCATTATTGATTTTATTGTTGGTTTTTTATTTTCAACTGAATAACTACTTATTGATCCTAGTAATGATATTAAAAAACCTCCAAAAAATATTCCAATTAAGAGATGATTCATTTCTGGCTTCTTATATGGAAAAAACGAATATAACCAAACGAATTATTCTAGGTTTTCAAAGTCTTCAATTTCAAAAGAATTATTATGTGTGTCTAAATCTTCATAATCATCTAGAACACCACCTTGAGTATCTAAAATTTCTATTAAAGAATCTTCTTTGTTTTCTTTATCTTCATTCGCTTCAATATCAAACACTTGATTTATCTCCGCAAATTGAACAGAAGGTTCCGTATCAATATTAATTTGTAAAGGTTCAGCCGGAGGAATTATTTCATTTTTTTCTTCAAGTTTAATCTCTTCAATTGTAACTTCTTCTTTGACTTCTTCTTTGACTTCTTCTTTGACTTCTTCTTTCACCTCTTCTTTCACCTCTTCTTTCACCTCTTCTTTCACCTCTTCTTTCACCTCTTCTTTCACCTCTTCTTTGACCTCTTCTTTGACCTCTTCTTTGACCTCTTCTTTGACCTCTTCTTTGACTTCTTCTTCTTTTACCTCTTCTTTGACTTCTTCTTTTACCTCTTCCTTTGTTTCATCAAATGTATCATCATCATCATCATCTTTTAAATATTCTTTTAGTATATTTTTAACAGGTAACATACTTCGTATAGATTGAAGAATACCATCTTGAATTAATTGTTCAATATTGCGTAAATTTTTTTGTCTTTCTATGGATGTACCAGATGGAGAAAATAAAAATACATTCGACCATAGTATTCTAGCACATTCAATCATAGTATGATGAAGAAAATGATCTACCTTTGGAATTGTAATTTGTAATTTTTTCTGTTTTGTAGTTAAACGAATTGCTGATAGAACTTTAGTATGTGCTACAAAAACAGCACTTAATAGATCATCAAAATAATCACAATTTATATTTTTTAAAAGAGATGTTGTTTCTTTTTGAACTTTTTCAAAATTCCATTCTGTTATATTTTTTAAATTAGATTGAAAAGTTAATAGAAGTTTTTTAGGATCACTTTTTGCTATTATTTCAGATTCTTTAGTTTCATCCAACATTTTTAAAAAGTATCCTAAAAATGCGTGCAAACAAAACTGTGTCAATTGACGAGTATATTCAGTTTTTGCATCAGCATATACATTAATTCCTTCTGATCCGGGATAGTCCATATTCTTTTATTTTGTTTTATCATTTGTTTCTTGAGAAACCGCAGATATTGTATATGCTAAAATTATCCATGGTGAAAATCCTGCTCCAATCTTTTTAAACATATCTAACATTAATTCATGTAATGAAATACATTTAGCATAATTATTAATAATTTCTAATGGATCATATCCTAATTTTCTTAAATTATATATTGAACTTAATTTTAAATTTTTAACATCAATAATAGGCAATAATGGTATTAAATTATAACTATTTGCTATCTTAATATTTTTCATATAACGAAATGATATATTAGAATTCATATTAATTAATATACATCTTGATATAATTGGTGGAGATAATTTCCATGGTTCTCGTATTTCTAACATTGATGTTACATTTGATGATGATGTTTCAAGAATTCTTCTTAAAAATGCTTGTGCTTCTTGTGTTAAATCATCCGCTCCTTCAATCCAAATATACATATGTTCTTTTGATCTTACTTGCTGATGAAGAACTTCTCGACCTTCACGCAAACTTCTATCAATTCTTACATTCCAGCGAAATAGTTTTGAATTATGTTTCTTTGCTTCATTTCTTATAAAATATGATTTTCCAGAACCTGGCTCTCCAGATACTAAAAATGAATTTTTTTTTTGTTGTTTTATTGTTTCATATGAATCCATTTATAATAATAAGTATTTATATGTTTAGACCATTACATGCCTTTTAACATCTCTTGGTAAAGGCTCTCATCGTGCTCGGCGTTTAATTGTAAATTTTGATTCATCATTAATGGATTATTCTGAACAGCATTGAGTATTTCTCTCTGGTTGCGTTCCATTGATTGATCGAGTTTTAATGGAACTCTATAACGAACTTGACCTATATCTCCTACACCTGCTGGAAAATCTAATGAACGATTCACAGCATTTGCTCTATCATTTATTACATCAGCATCAATCTTCTTAGCAGTCTGATGAACATCTCCAGTAAATATTGCTAAACCACCATTTCCAGACATTGGTTTTCGTCCTTGGGCTACTCTCTCTTTTGTAGGATTTGAACGCATATTATATGCAGAATCGTGGCTTGTAAAATCTTGTAAAGCACCAGTTGGAGTTCCAAAATATTCAGATTTAGATGATATTTGAGATTTCTGTGTTGGTCTAGCAATATCATCTGGGTCATATACTTTAAGTTTATTAGGAGCAGAACCAGAAGATTGAATACCCATATAATTCCAATTTATTGTTGTTTCCTTGACAGTTGTTCGGGCAACATCATCTGTCCAAACTGTTAGAGCTGGAGCACCTTGAGCATATCCAACTGGTGTTCCCGTTTGTCTTATATTACCAATTGTTTCTCCACGATATGTTGGTCTTGCTTTATCTGTATAATGGATTGCTACAGCACCAGTATCGGCGGGAGCAACATTCAATCCCATAGTTCGTGTTGATGTTGCTAAACGTTCATTTGGTCTTATCTCAATAGAAGATTTACCATAATCTGCTTCTGGAGCATCAGTATTATTTGTATAATACTCTGTCATATTTGCGTTACGAAATCCAGCACCACCATATTGTTGTGCCATGGGTGTCCGATAAGAACCAACCACATAAGATTCTCCAAATTCGGTTGAAGCAGCAGGGCCAATTAATTCAGATGATGTATCTGTGCGTGTAGTGTATTTCATAACTTGAACTGGACGAGTTCCTTCTTTTTGAGCATCTTGAGCAAATGCTCCAATAAAACGTTCTCCGTTTTGATCTATATAAAATGTATCTGGTTTGTATTTACGAACTTCTCCAGCATCTTGGGCAGAATTAGCAACAAATCTTTGACCTGGTACAATTTGTCCCTTATATGTGAGTTTAGGATTATCTGATGTTCGTATATCATCAGTCTTTGGCATTTTTTCCATCATTAATTGATTCACTTCAATTTGTTGGAATCCTCCTTTACCAGTTGAACCAAATTTCTCACCAACACCAGCACCCACACGGACAGGTTCAAAAGGTTTTTCTCCAGCACGATTTCTAGGAAGTTCAATACGATCTTGTAAATATTCTGAAGAATCTTCTAATCCAAAAGGATTTCCGAAAGGTGTTTGTGCTGTATTAAACATTGTTTCAACTTCTTTCTTTTTAATCTGTGTTACACCAGAACCAGTATAAGAATCAAGAATACCAGAATTTGTTTGAGGACCAACATTTTGTCGAACTCTTCCACCAAAAAAAGGAACCATATTATTATGAGTAAAATCAGAAGATGATACTGTTTGACCTGATAAAGAACTTGTAACAAAAGGTTCAGCAATATAATCAGGATTTTGTTCTAAATTATTAGAATTCATTTTTACTTGAGATGTTGCTGTATCAATTGGCTGAGGTGTAGGATATGATTTCATAGGAGCATTTGGAGGTGTTACTGTTCCAAATGAAAAGGCATTACCATGAGGTCCGGGATTTGGTTCGCTAGGATATACTTGACCAAAAGGTGTAGCATATTGTAAATCTAATTCTTGATTCGGGGCTTTCACGGAATTTCCTTTTTCAGTTGTTTGTAAAGGAGATACTGGTTGTGGTTGGAGTTTTACTTGAAATCCATCTGTGTTTTTATTCTCGGATAATTTAGTTACTAAATACCCGAGACCAACTAATCCGAAGACTGCTATTGCTTCCATCTATTACTAATGTGTTTTTGCCTTTTCTTTATCAATATCACGAGATGGTATAAAAAAATCAAAAGGAGTTTCAAAGGCAAGTTGAGGTTGATGAGGAAGAGCTTCCCAACGATTCCATCCAGTAGCACGTAGAGTACATGGGGGATTGTTTAATCGATTGAATAATTGAGGAACTGATTCATCGGGAGGAGCAACATATGGAGCATTTGTGTATTGATTTGTTGTAGGATTGTATTGAATATCATTATTTTTAACTCTTGTACTAAGTCTATTAATATTCTTCAAATCAGATTCAACATCTGTTTTCCAAGCATCTTTCACATAACTACCACCAGATGTTTGAATACGTGTAGTTGGATCTACTGGATAACTCTCAAAACAATTAATACCGGGAGCATTTGTATAATATTTTAAAGCATAACTTGTTATACGAAGATCATCTCTTGTGTGAAATTCATCCCATTTAGAACGACTCATATTTCTTAAAAAGTCGGATGGTACAGATGATGACATATCTACTATTACTAAAACTTGTTTTTAGGAGTACATGATTCTTTCTTAAATGCTAAAGGAGCAAATACAGAAGGATATGACCACATTTGATATTCTTCTCTTGGAATCGGATTTGCCTCAACAGAAATAACAATTTTAGGATTTTTTCTAGCAATTTCATTTGGATTTTTAGATGGTAAATGATGTCTAGATGTCCCCCATGTATTTGGTCTAGTAATACCAAGTAAATCTGACTCTAGATCAGATCTGTTTCCATTAATATTATATACTTCATTGCCTCCTACAATACCTAACTCATGGCGTTTTGGTTTTACATGTTGATATTCTGATACAAAAAAATCATATGCTTGTTGATTTTCCTTTTTCTCAAAACTATGAATATTAGGAATTTCATAGGCTTCAGAATAATTATTCAAACTCATTTTTTACCTACATAATATTTAGCAATTAACATCACGAATATAGTTACGGCTTGGTAATCCCCCATGTATCCATCCGGGCGAAGCAACTTCTGGGATTAAATTCTTAGGATTCTGGATATTCTCTTTTACAAGAGGAATCATAGGAGTATATTGTTGTGTAAATTCTTGTTCAGAAACTGTTCCACATTCTTTTCCTTGACGAACCATTTCAGCATGTTGTAAATATGTTTCCACTTCAGGATTTCCACGACCTCCTCCCATAAATGGAACTGATAAGAATGGTCGTGCTTGTTGGCGAATATTACATTTATTATTTTTAAATTCTGGTTGATTTCGTAAAACTGAATCTGAATCAATTGATCTATTATTATAACCATAGCCTTCACGGGGGAAAAGCATGAGGCTCTGAGATGCTAAAGGATTTACTTCACGAGCATTTGGAACTAAATTTGTCGTAGCATAATTGCCTGGCCCAACTGATTGCCCAAAATATTGTTCTATGCCACATTTATCATCTCTTGTATGAGTTAAACGATTTATCTCAAAGGATGATGCCATTCTATCTTCTCTGCCTATATC